ACTCAAAATCTGACGCTGGCAACAGTGTGTGGGTTCAAGTCCCATCTCCTGCATTAAGAAAAAAGAGCCGTAAACATGCGATTTTCATTGAAAAATCAATGGTTTACGGCTTTTCTAGTCTTAGAAATATTCGTCAAATAAATAGTAAATTTGTCATAAAAATACAAAATCTTGTCATGAATCTTGTCATGACAATTTACATGAAAATAGCCGGCAGATAAGCAGCTCTACCGGCTATGGTTTTATAATGATTCAAGACCTACTTTCCATGTATTCTTTCCAACAATTCCATCCGCTGTCAATCCGTGGCTCCTCTGCCATGTCTTGGTCGATGCTTCCGTACCTCTGCCGAAATTGCCATCTGCTGTCGCACCAATGATGATCTGCCATACCTTGACCACATTTCCTTTACTACCTTTTCTGATCGTAGTCATATTGTAATCCTCGCTTTCTGATTTTGATGTATTTGTTGCTGCCACTGCTTTATTAAATAAAGCCTGCTCTGCCGACCTACGCCTTTTAAGTCCTGCAAGCACTTTACCATTTGCTTTACAGTACTGTGGCATTGCTACAGCAATCTGTGATGCGTTTCTACCTGCACAAAGCTTTTTAAGGTTGCCAGCTCCACAATTAAATGCAAACGACACCAGAGCATCAAACTGATTCTGGTTGAGATTTGCAGTGATTGGCACATATGCGGGACTATTAACGTATCCCTCAAACTTTGCAATATCCTGCTTTAAATATGCGTCTGCCTGTGCCTGCGTGATTGTCATACCTTTTTTTACTCCGGCAGTATGTCCATAACCGATGGTCCATACTCCGGCAGCACACTGATAAGCAGATAACCGACATCCCTCATACTGCTTGATCAGATTAAGACCTGTCTGTCCAATTTTTCTATTTGCCATAAAAATTACTCCTCCTCTACTTCTGGAATTCCTGCCAAAGATGTAAGCCATGATACGATACCGGCTACAATTGCGGATGATACTACCATCTTCCAATCCACTGCTGAAATCACTGCCCCTGTGCCGATTACTGCTACCGCTGTCTGCGCCATCGTCTTAATTGATCTGATTCCTGCGGCTTTCGCCCATTTCTGTGTGCTTACTGATGGTTTAAATACCGAATTTTTTAACATATTATTTTCCTCCCTCTAAATCTGCAATGCGATGATTGATAACTTTTACCTGTTCTTCGATAACTGGAACACGTTGCGCAAAATTATTATGCAAGCGTACCTCGCGCGTCAGTTCATCAATCTTACAGTCTGTGACTGCCTGTGCTGTCTGAAGCTTCTGTTCTGTTTTTTTCTGCCCTGAACTGACTGTGAGTACCGTTCCGATTAACGCTAATCCTCCCGCAATTAATGCTGAAACAATTGTCTCCAAGATATTCTCTCCTTTCCTTTCGCTAATAGAAAAACCTGTCAAAGATTTCTCTTCAACAGGTTTTTCTATTTAACTTAAGCAAAATTATAATAATGCAGCCTTGACTTCTTCCCTCAAATTGGATAAATTAGGAATCTGATCTACAGAATATTTTTCTTCCTGAACCAATTTCACCCAAATTTTAACAACCACGCTATCTCTATTGAACATCTGAATTACCTCCATCTGTTTCTGAATTATTTTCCGTAAAAGATGCCATCATAATGGTCAGTTCAGCAATTGCCTGCTCTAAATTTTCAGCATTTTTCTCTGTCTGGATCTCCAACTGCTTTAATTTTTCATCAACAGAAGCATCCGTTTGAGAAAGTTCAACTTCCCAAATTCCACCAGTTTCTTCCTTGATATAAGATAATTCTGCGTAATTTTCATAAACGGTTTCTTTTCCATCATCTTTTTCTGTAATCTTTTTCGTAGAAAATGCATCAGCAAAGTATGATTTGAGCTGGTCACTTGTCTGCAAAAGCATTCTTATTTTAAGGCTTCCACCATACTTTTCTACTTTCTGGACTTCCACTTTTCTTCCATCATTTAAAATAATAATATGATTCATTTTTCCTCCTAATTTTCTAAGTTTCCATACCGATAAGGATATTTGTATTCATATTTTTTCTCATCAGCATATTCTTCATGAAGTTCCACACTGATTGAAATTTTTCCATTTGTCTCGACCGGATTTGGAGTAATTTCAATTGATTCAATGACAATCATAGAAAACCTCCTAATCTGTTGCTTCTACAGTGATTGTAAAAGATGAACCGGATTCAACTTCCGTCGGAACATCAATTGATACAATGACCGGGGACACCGAATCGTAAACTACAGTACGATTCACGGTTGTTACTTTACCAGCCTTATCAGTTGCTATGATTACGATCGTATTTGTTCCTTCAATCAAATTAACACTTGAAGAAAAAGTACCATCAGAAGCGACCGTGACACTACCTTGATCAGTCCCATTTAATGAGACTTTTACTGTCACAGGTTTGCTGGTGGCATCATCCGTAATCCCTGAAACAGCACACGCCTGCTTATTTGTTATCAAGTTTGCTGCCGGAGATGTAATATTTAAAGTCGGTGGAACTGTATCAACTGTAAAATTAACTGTTTTTGAAGCAGTATTTCCGTCATTATCTGATGCTGTAACAACAAGTTTATGAGTACCATCATTAACTGTTCCGCTATAAGTACACTGATAACCATTTGTTATTGTCTTTTTTGTGACACCAAGTGCTTTTCCATCAAGTTTTGCAGAAATCGTGGAATTTGATACACCGGATCCGCTGTCAGTCACATTTATACTAAACGCTACAGTGTGACTCGTCAGATACGCACCAGCACTTGGCTTTATAACAGAAATTGCAGGCGCAACCTTTTCTTTAACACGCAGCTTCATTAAATTGCCGAATGTAGAATCTGTTTTATCAACAACAGTAACATTTCCAGCTACATCAACCGCTTTTAATGTCATTGCATAAACATGATCAGTCTGGTTATAAGAACTAGCAGTTGGTGCAGTAACGGTCTTTTTCCATTTTTTAGTTGAAGAATCATAGTCAAGTGTGTAAACTTGACCGTTTAGATCTAATGATACGGATTCCATTGCCATAATACTTCACATCCTTTCTTTTTATATTTTTAACACTAAAAAACCTGTCAAAGAATCATCTTTAACAGGTTTTCTCTAACTAAGTTATAACACAAAATCGTGTAAACTTTTGCACACACTTTTTCTTATTTTTCAAGAAATTATTCTGATTATGCGAATTTACATTTTTTAATAAAACCACTATAATAATTATTAAGAGCTATCAAGATTTTGGACGAACTACAAAAACTTTCCCCATTGATAGCTCTTACTCCTCATAATTATGAAAGCCGGAATTTAATCCGGCTCTTTTTATGCCCATTTTTTCGATTTCGAAAACCAGAGTTTAACTGTTAATAAAATCGATTTGTTAATTGATGATAATAAAAGCTGTAAATTTAATTGCGATGGTTATAAATACTTGTTAATTTGTGCCGCAAATGATTCTAAGATAATAAATGCCGATCTTTTAAAATTAATCGGCAGCATTAATCTTGGATTCATACGATATTCATCAGAATCTTATATTGGTGCATGTAGTATTAATATAAAACCAACTTATATAACATTACACGGCTTTTATAATAAAGGATATAGCTATTCTACATATCAGGTTTATGGAATAAAATAAATACACATTTTAGTCGTTGTTATAATGATAACTAAAATTTACTTACCAACAGCCAGCCACTGTACATAATTATCAACATAATCTGCTGCGTAGAAATCCAATGAAACTTTTCCACCAGAAATTCTTACATTTTTAAAGGCATTAAAATATCCATTACCTTCATCATTCCAGCAGTTTATCTGAAGAGCAATTATCGTTGAAAAGCCAGTATTAAATGAGGTGGAACGCCACGTTTCACCATTCAAGCCTGTGTTATAGTTACCAGATTTATAAGTCACTTTGTTAGCATCATACTGAGCCTTTGTGTACAGACCATAGGAGTTTGGAGAACCAATTACATCGTTTCTTCCTTGAATCCTGCCATCCTCATATCTTTTAAAAGGGATAACTGTATCTGCACCATCCTTTATATATCCATAGTTGCCGGACGAATCAATTCCAAACTTGATTTTTCCATTAGCTAAACTCTGGTTTATCTCCGCCTTATCCTTTGCCATTTGTGCTTTCAAATCCGGTATCGTAGGAATTACGGTAAATAACTGGTCAACAGATGCAATTGAAAGCCCGGATAATTTCACTCTATAAAGAGGATAATCCCTCTCTACTGCACCATCATATAAATTTCCTTGAACAAGTGCAGGATCTGAAGCTGTTCCCGTTGTCGCCGTTCCTTTTTTTACTGCCAAAATAAAGGAATCCACATTTCCGCTGGTCAAAAACCTCGCATAAATAATATCATTGCGGTTATATCCTGTTGCACCATTTTCAATCGTCATATCCTGATAATCCGCATGACTTAATCTTCCGATATGTCCTCCGACGCTTAAAACACCATCTGAAATGCGGACTTTATTATTACTTATAACAGTCGATTTCAGACAATTTCCAATATTAAGTACTCCGTCTCCTCCGAACATTGACTGAAAAATGGCTGCATCATCTTCCGCATAAATATGTCCGGCTGCTTCTGCTGCTGTGTTTACTGTTAATGCTTTAAATCCCATACTACTGTTCTCCCTTCAATTTGTATTCAATAGAAATTATTCCAGCTTTTTTCTGTAAAATTTTATTTATTATAGGTTTTTTAACTACTGTACCGGTTATATACTCCCGTCCTCCAACGATGTCTCCTATTTCCAGGTCTACATCATCTACGGATAAGCTCATTTTTTTATAATTCTGTAATTCTTTTAATCTGTGTTCTCCATCTTCGCGAAGTTTTTCTGTGCTTTCAGCATTTGCATAGTCATAAAATTGAGCGTTTTCGTCTAGCCCAAAATAATACTGCGTATCTCCAATAGAACCATCTTGTTGAACATACAGATGGATGATTTCTCTCCCCAATCCCTGTCCACTTCCACCGCAGATCAAATGATTCACACCATTTCGGCAGTCTCGTATATCAAAATCCAGCTTACTATCATGACTGTATTCAAGTTCTTCTGAATAGTCCAAGATATCCACTGCTTTCAGTTCTACTGCCTTTTTATCCTGATCATATCGTATGTTAAGCCGCATTGAAATCGAATCCAGAAGCTTGTAAATTGCAGACGCTACATCTGTAAATCTGTCAACAGAATAATTTGAAACACTTTTCTGTGTATCTTCATCTGGCACATAGAAAAGATTTCCAAAATAATCTCCTATCAGCATCCTTACGACAGCATTGATTTCTCCAGACAGAATTAAATTTGTGGAATCTTTTGGCGGTATAATTACTTTTGTGGATAACAAGCCTCGCCACGTATATCCACGCAAAATAATTTCACTGTTTTTTGTTATAATCTCCCGGTCACCGATAATTCCACCATATTCTGTTTCCGGAATGTAAATTCTGTTATTATAAGAAAACATCTTATTATCCCAGAAATTTACAACCGCTTCAAAATCATTTGTATCGCCAACATCAAGATCCATTTCCATGTTGTCCAGATATGATATTTCGTTTCCAGCTGAATCTGATATGATAAAATCAAAATGCACCGGATTGACTACAGAGATTATAGTTGAATTATTCCTGCTGATATTTCCTGCATCATCCTCTGCCACTACAGAGAGCGGATACTCTCTTGCACCATTTCTATACTTAACAGGTAGTACTGGTGCAGATAGTTCTCCGCTATATGTATTAGAGGATTCGCTTTGCAGGACAGTTTCATTGCCATTTAATGCAGCTTGTAATTTCAATGCCATTGCGGTTCTGCCCTTTCCTCATACAGTGTTAACATAAAATCAAATTTACCGGACCAGCTTATTAAACTTCTGCCCGGCCGGATTTTCTGAAACACAGATCTTTTCTTTTCTCTGCTGTCAAAAATATTAACAGCTGTTCCGTCATTCATGATTTTTGTTACCGTCCTTTTTAAACTATCAACAATGATATACTCACCATTTTCCAGATAATCATTAATCAGATACTCATAACCACCAATTATAATCTGTGGATTAAGCACTGATCCGAAAATCTTTAATTCAAAATTACATGCTTTGATATAACTGTTCATAATGCTTCGATTTCTCATGCCATTTGCATATCTATAAGCATATCGATAAACATATTTTTTATTATCGGTACTCAAAGATTCTGATGCATAAAAATAATACTCAGATTTTTTGATCCAAAACGGATTTTCCGCAATGATATTTATTTTTATCTCAACAGCATAAAACATTTCTTCATAATCTAAAAAACTTTTCTGTGCAATGAAGCACTCAAGATAATATCCATTGACAAAAAGCTTTCCGGGGGTTTTATCCAAAATGTCTTTTTCGGTGATTTGATGCAAATTGTCCATTATTTCATCGTATTCTTTTTTTGTGTCTGCAAAAACAGAAAGTGTGACGCTCTTTTCAGCAATATCCTTATAAAAGGATGTGATTGTATTTCGTCCATTCCCACTTTCCGATGTATATGACCATGATGTGTCGAAAAGCGTTTCTGGTTTTTGGATTACAATCGGGAAATTATTAAACATTATTTTCTGTTCAGCATTATTTTCATAATAAATTTCCATCTCTAATCTCCATTAAATGCTCTAACAAGTTCTCTCCGGTTTAAATTTACAACATATGTTCCCGGATTTTTTCTCAGTGCAACAGCCACTTCGTTACCTAATCTTTCATAGTCAATCTGAGGTATCATGGAAATGAACTGGTTCATGGAATTTGAAATATATTCTTCCAAAACCGAAATGGGAAGGACAGCTTCCGCTCCGGCTTCTCCACCTCCCATTAACTGATTTCCATTGATTCCAAATAGCGTAGGTGCGTTTAAAACTGCTCCTTTCGCATACCACTGTACACCAATAGATGGAACTGAAGGAGGATTTAGGGAGAAAGAACCGCTGATTGAAAAATGCGGCATCTTCAAATCTGGAAATTTCCATTCAAAATTAAATAAACTTTTAATCTTTTCGATTCCGCCAGAAAATTTCTCGTGTATTTCTTCCATTTTTAAAGACCATGCATCCTTCATAGCCTGCAATTTTCCACCGGTCAGTGTATTAATCACATCAAATTTCATTGTGGAAATCTCATGAATAGCTTGAAATCCTGCCGATACAATTCCCTTTATACCACCGCCATTTTCTTCATATTTGCTTTTTATATTATTTAATTTTGACTGTGTCATCTGTAGCATGGAACCAAGTTTCCCATCTGTCATCGAATTTAATTCTGTATACATAACAGATGCGATTCCTTTAATACCGCCGCCGTTTTCTTCGTATACTGATTTCATGTTATTAAGTTTTTCTGTCGCTACAGATACGATTCCTTCCAACTTCTCTGTTGCAGTATTTTTCAATGATTCAAATTTTTCTGACGCCATATTATGAATTTCTTCTAACTTTCCACCAGTCAAAGCATTTAAAACATCATATTTTGCTGTTGCAATCTCATTGACAGTTTGAAGCCCTGCAGCAAAAACTCCCTGAATACCACCACCGTGTTCCTCATAAGCTGACCTGATATTATTAAATTTTTCCTTAGTAACATCAACAACCGCTGACAATCTTCCATCTGTAATTGCATCAATTGAATCATAAGCTTCGGCAAATCCTGCCTTAACCGATTCTTTAAAATTTGAAATTCCTCCACTGATCTTATCTGGAAGACTTGAAAAAAAACCTCCGATATTATCTATTCCTTCTGAAATTTTTTCTTTTGCCTCACCGAAAAATCCGGTAATGCCATCCCACAATCCAATCCAGAATCCACGAAATTCTTCGCTTGTATTCCATAAGTGGATAAAACCACCTACTAAAAGAGTAATCCCGGCAACAACCCACGTTACCGGACTAGCCAGGAAAGCAAGATTCGCTTTCAACTGTGCCGCCGCTAATCCATGCAATGTTGTTGTATTGGCTGCTTCCATAGCCGATTTTATACCTGTTTGTACATTATAAGCACCAATACCAACCGCAAGTGAACCCAAAACCAATGTAACCGCTTCCAAAGTAGTCTTATGCTCTTTTGCCCATGTGATCCCATCTTTTATACCATCAATCATATTTTCTGCCGCTGGTATTACATCATTCGTAATTCCCTGAACAACGGATCTTAATGGTGACTCAACATCATCAAATATTGACAGTTTTAATCCATCCAAAGCTGATTGCATTAAAGTTACATCACCATGCAAATTATCAAGCATTGTACTGGACATTTCTGATGCTGCGCCTTCACTGTTATTAATCGCATTGCTGAGATCATCCCACGAAGATGTCTGCTCTGTAAGACTAGCTGCTAATAGCTGTGTTACTTGGTCTGCATCTTCCTGCGTCATAGAGTACTGATTCATCAGGTCTGTCGCAACTGCTGTTTCATCTCCATAGCTTTTATAAATAGTCTGTAAATCGGATACAGATACCCCAAGAGAATCCATATCATATCCCATACTATTGATAGCTGTGGATACAGAATCTACAGAAATTGCTCCGTCACTCATTAATGCAAGAAAACCGGTCATTGCTTCCTGACCTGCCATTTTTTTAGCATAATTGACCTGTTCCTCCACATTCAGTCCTGACCACGCTGCTCTGGTTTCGTTCAACACATCTGACAAATCCCTTGCATTGCCGGCGGAATCATAAAACGATACACCTAATTTCTGTGTTAATATGTCCAAAGCCCCAAGGCTCGTCGCAGATGCACCTGCATTCGTGGACAATCTTGTCAAAAGTGAACGCAAAGATGTACCTGCTTGTTCTGCCTTAATTCCACTATTTGCCATCATGCCAAGCGCAATACCTGCATCTTCAATGGAATACCCCATTGCTCCACAGATTGCGCCTACATATTTAAATGATTGACCAAGCATTTCTACTGTAGTATTACTACTTGTTGATGTTGCAGCCAGAACATCAACAAACCGGTTCGTTTCATCTGCACTCATTCCGAATGCTGTCATTGCATCTGTCACAATATCCGATGCTGTTGCCAAATCCATAGAAGATGCTGCCGCGAGGTCAAGAACTCCATCAATACCATCCAGCATTTCTTCTGTATCCCATCCAGCCAGAGCCATATATCCAAGTGCATCCGCTGACTGTGATGCTGTAAAAGATGTTTTTTTACCCATCTCTTCTGCTTTTTCGGTTAATGCTTCCATTTCATCGGCCGTTGCCCCTGAAAGAGCTTTTACATTACTCATTGAGGATGTAAACGTCATTCCAGTTTCTACGGCTGATACAGACATTTCTTTCAGCCAATCCACACCTTTTTGAATGCCTGTTGATATTAAATCTGCAACAACACCTTTAAATACTGTAAATCCACCTGTCGCTGCAGAAGAAGCTTTTTTGTCTGCGTCTTCAAGTGCATCCGCAAATTCTCCCGCCTGTGATGATGCATCTGACAGCCTCTCTTTATTGTCCTTAAGCTCTTCATTAAGATCTTTCATCTCTTTGGAAAGAGATTTTGCTTCTTCCGAATTTTTTCCCTGTTCAAGGACAATATTTATATATTGTTTTTTTAACTCAGACAGTTTGTCTTCCTGATTTTCAATCTCATCTGCTAATTTTTTTGAAGCTGACTGGTTTTCTTTCATGACTGCCGTGTAGTTTTCTATGCGACTATTACAGTCATTTATTGCACCTTTCAGTTTCTCTTCTTCGTTTTTTAATTTTAAAATTTCTGTCCGATTGTTTTGTGCTTCAATCGAATTTTCACCAAATATTTCAATTGCTTTTTGAAGTTTTTGATTTACAAGATCTTCTTTTTCCTGCGTTACGGTCAACTTTTCCTGCAACAAACTGTGCTTTTTTCTTAACCCTTCAATACTATCGCCATTATTTTTCAGTTCAGAATCTGTAAGCTTAAGGGCATTATTCAGTTCTTTTGTCGCAGCCCCTGCTTTTGACAGCCCTCCATTGTACTCATGTGTTTCCGCAGTAAATTTGACTTTTGCTTCACTGGTCTTAGTTCTTGCCATATGCCCGATCACGCTCCTCATTTATTGCATAATTTTTCCAACTGTCATAAGCCGATTTGTTTAATGCAACTGTTTTCAAAAAAGAAATATCCGCATTCCAAAATAAATTTTCACTAATCTCAAGAATCAAAACATAATAGGTGTAATAATCCTCTATATCTTCCAGTTCAAATTTTGGAATACGGATTTTATTTTTCTTCTTTTCTTTGGTCTGCCTTATGAATTCTGCTCTGAAGCCTTCTTTTTTTTTGCAGAAATCAATTCGTTGCATTTTCGTACAAGCACTTGTGGATTATATGGCAGATTTTCCATGAATTCCATTTCTCCCATACAGTTATCAAGATTATCAACATTTGCACATAAATATGCGGTATACAATACCGTCACTGTATCAAATGTATCCTCTGTGCCTCTCATAACTACCTTATTATATCTGTCATAAACATCTTTTTTTAATCCTCTGATTTTATACAAGGAAGCAAAATTAAGTGCAAGTTCTACTTCTTTTCCATTTTCAAGTTCTAAGGTTGTTTTTCCATTCATATTACTCATGTCGTCCTCCATAATAAAACCGGATACCACTCTAGTATCCGGTCATGTCAATTATTCATTTAAAGCATTGATCAATTCTTCCTTACTCATTTTTGAGTAATTAGGAATTTCTTTCTGTTTTGCAAGCTCTTTTAATTCTGCTACAGTCATTTCTTCAAGGTTTGCTTTCTCTGTCGTTTTAAGATTCTGTTTTTGAACTGTCGAATCAGAAGTTTCTTCAATCTTTCTAAGATACCCTGTTGCATTTACAATTTCATCATATCGCTCTTCTGGCATATCTTCGATGATTGTTCCCTTTTTAACTACTTCTTTTGTATTCCTGTCAATGTAAGTTCTCAAAACTTCTACTTTCATGATCAGCCTCCTACAATTCTTTTGCTTTCACCAGATCAGGAGTGAATTCTGTCATCCATTTTCCTTTGAGTTCCTGTGACAGTTTTGATTCTAAGGCTTCATACATACCATTTCCTGTTTCATCTGGCATAACTGCAACCGTCATTTCGATCTCTGCAACGTCTTCCCCACCATTTTCAATCTTTCTGGCGATTCCATCTTTTACAACACAATTTGGATATGCCTTATACTTAACATTTTCATCCTCGTCAACGGTTTCCATTACAACACCAAATTCTGGGTGTACAGAATTAGAACCGTAAGCTGCAACACCATCTTCTAATCCATCAAGATTCATCCCATATGTTTTTTTGTAACGTTCATAATTCATATGCAGACTAAGTTTCAGTTCTCCTGCACCAGTTCCTTTCGTACGTGTTTTTTTCTCAACGCCCATATATTTTTTTGTTACAGTTTTCGTGTTCATGGACTCTTCCGCGCTGCCAATAGCTCCTGCTTCCTGATAATTCTCTTCATCTTTAAACTTCATTGCAAGTTTTCTACATTCAAACTCGGAAAATTCACCATAATTAAACATTTTTTTGTCCTCCTGTTATTTCATTTGAAAAGTAATCCTGTCAAGCATCTCATCAACTGCTTCGTCTTCTTTTTTCTCAATTCCTCTGTCAAAAAAGTGTTGATTGCCCGCATGATGTACTGTATTTGATCCATCATCTGGAAAATACAGATAATCATATTTTGGTTTTGTTCCAATTGTCACAGATAAATTCTGAAATCCTCCACCCCTGCTTCTGGAACTTTTTAATCTGTCTTGTAAAGAATTACTGTATTTTGCATGTTTCTTTTTTTTGTCCGATACCGGTATCAGATTTTCAATAGAGTGTGAAAACAGATTGTATCCAGAACCATGCAGGTATGTATTTATTTCATTTTCTGCTGTTTCTGCATACCCATTGAGACTTTTTTGCAATTTCTCAATAGACTGAGCTTTTATTTCATATACACTCATGTTGTACCCCTTTTCCTATATCCTTTTACTGGTTCCGTAAATAAAATGACTGCTGCCTCTACAACTGTATCTGTCTTTGCTTTTATCGTATAGTCAAATACTACATCTTCATTCGCTTCCTTTAATCCATTAATCTTTGAAAGCCTTTCAATGAGCAAAAACACTGCATTTTCCGGTATATAATCTTCATGTATCATATTGATCTGATAATAAAGATTATAATCACGTAGTGAAGTACCGGACTTTTTTATTTGCACACGATTAAATGTAATGTAGTTCCAGAGATCTGGAACATCATCCTGTTTCATCTTTCCATATGCAACCTTTTCTCCAAACACCTCTGGATTTTTATGTTGAAGTTCTTCAAGAGCTTCTCTGATCTCATTCAGCAATTTTCCGTATCTCCTCCAGATAAAAGTACATAAGTCCATCTTTTCTACTATAATCAATGTAAATCGCATCATACAGCTTATCATCTATTGCAACTTTACATTTTTTAGTTACAGCACTCATATACCTTGTCTTAACTTTTAAATTTAAAGTCCTGTCCAGTGATTCCGCAAATGCGAGATCTTTATCTCTCTTACTCATCTCTTCAAAAGCAAGTTCGACGATAAATTCCATATCATCATATTTTTTTGGATTCTTTGGTGCATTAAAATCACTTTTCTGATTTTTGTCTCTGTAACACTTTAAAAAACCGTCGTTCAGGTTAAGGTTATTCACCTTCATTTTCTGTGACATTATTAGCACTCCTCCTTGCTTCAACCCTGCATAAATCCTGCAACTTTATAATATCTTTCTGATAAGCTGGTTCAAATTCGTCTTCACAATGATTATAAACATACATGGAATAATTCAAAAAAAGTTTACGGTACATTCCTGGAGCGGAATAATCGCATTCCGCTCCAAGTAAATGGTTTAAGTATATTTCACCGTCATCAATCATGTCGGACAATTCTGTTTCTGTTTTCTCATTATCCCATGTAATATTGAGTCTGCTTTTGACTGCATTCAGCAGTTTTTTCTTTTTTTCAGCATCCAACATGAATTACCTCCTAAACAGTAGCTACTTCCAGATTTTTAACGGTAATATACGCTGGGTCGAGTTCTGAAATATCAAGTAACAATGATACTGTATCGTCAAATGCTCTTCCGTTCGCATATGATTTGATCATATACACTCTGTTATCTTCCAAAAACTGTGTAGAATCATCGTATGTAATACTGCCATTCTTATTACTTCCCAATCCCATAAAATACTCTTTTGGAAGGCAAAGAATAGCAGTTCCTTCTGAGAGCTCTGCTGACTGAAATACTTCTGTCGGAACCGGGAAAATATTATTTGTGTAAGTACCTGCTGCATTAAGCACTGTTGTTGCAGGCATTACTTTGTTAAGATAATCGACAGGATTACAAATCAGTCCCACTTTTTCAATCTTTCTATAGATACCTTTTTCTGTCTTTGCCATCTTTGCTACAAGCGGACCATATTCAGCTGGCAAAAAAGATTTTACTTTAACTGCTGTCTTTTTAGGATATTCGCCACCAACAACTGATGCTGTAGACGAAATGTTTCTGTCAAGACCGATCGGCATATTCTTTCCTGTTCCTGTAACAATTCCATTTTCAAGTGCACATGCAAGTGCATCCACGAGAATTGTTCTGATGTAGTTATCAAGATATACCGGTCCTAATTCCAGCATGTCTTTTGGAATGACAGCATAGCAGGATAACTTGCACTGTGTCATCTCAATAATTTTGAATGATGAAGTGATTTTCTTTGATACTTCTGTATTGATATTCCCCCATACAGCCTTGTCCACTGTGTGGTCATTAAGAATCCATCTTGTAAGATAGCTTACATTAGTGAACGAAATTGCATTAAGCAGCGGATGATCGTTAACCAGATTCCGGTATACATCCTCAATAATCGTCTGTGGCATACCATCATTCAAAAGATCCGTAAATTCCTGACGTGGATTGCTGCTCTTTGCATTTTCGATCCACTGTTCATAGAATTTCTGCTCATTAGCTGTGAGAACGCGATAGCCTCTCTGTGCAAGAATTGCACTGTCATTATGTGACATTTCATAATCATTTCGAATGGAGTCTACGACAGCATTCGTAAATTCTTCGAATGCAGCTTTGAGAGCCTCTTCATTTCCTGCTTTTAATGCTTCCTGCATCGCTGCTGATGCGCTCTGTACGATTGGATTGTTTAATGGTTTCATAATTTTTTCCTCCTGTTATTTAAAAAAATGATCAAAAAAAGCCACACAAGGGTTGGCTTTATTTTCTGGGGTTCTATTCGGTTCTGGCACATCCATTTGCTGGATATTATTTAAAAGCGACTGTCTTATATCAATAAACTGCTGCATGGATTGAATCAGACCAATCTGCTCTGGTGCGACTCCATCCTGATTGGTTTCTTTTTGTTCAATTCCAATATCTTCCGGCATATTTTCGGCAATTTCATCAATAAATCCGTATGCCAAACAGTCATCTGGATTTAAGATTTTTTCTTCATCCATAAGTTCTGTCAGTTGTTCCTCTGTAATTTTTCCGGCACACCGTTCAAGATATACTTTTCGGTTTGCAACCATCCAATTATCAAGATCATCTGCCATTTTCCGAAGCATTGCTGCGTTTCCGTCAATGCTTACCCACATATTATGCACCAGCATAGATGTACCAAGTCCCATTATTCGTTTATCGCAAGCCTGCAAGATAAGGCTTGCCACACTGTAAGCGCAACCGTCTACATATCCTGTCTTTTGCGCTGGATGTCGTTTGAGCTGATTGTAAATGGCAACTCCTTCAGATACCATTCCACCATTGGAATTGATAAACAGGCGCATTTCTGCATTATCAGGAATTTGTGCAAGGACATTTGAAAAATACTGCGCGCTTGTTTTGCTTTCAAGCATAGTCCAGCTTGACCAATCAAACTTTCCTTCCCTTGTTACTGTGTCATAGATGAATAAATCAAACACATTTTTTTCCTGATGTGGTTCGAATTTCATCATCATCTGTGGTTTCATTATCTTTTCCTCCTATCATTTTATTTTTTTCGTTGATAAACTCATAATTTTTTGTAAGAAGGTGGTTTTTGCTCCATTCCTCATTCAAAATATCTAATCCGGCTTTTTCTCTCACTTCATCAATACTTGCAAATGCACTGGATATTAACTTATCAATCTTATCAGCCATGTCAAAAATATCTACATGGTTAACAGTTGATGTATCTACTCGAAAATAATTTCCATTTTTCCAATTTGCATAACCGTATTGTCCTGTGAGAACCTGTCCTATCATATCTGCCCATGGATCGACACTGAATGTCAAAAATGATTTCACCACATCATTCATATTTGTGATATTACCAAGCATTAATGATTCCGGAATTTTAAAAGCTTTTCCTACAATTTTGAACATCTCCTCGATAAGGCTTATCGTGTCATCACTGCTTTTTGACGTTCCATCGGACTTCATTTTTTCAAGCGTTCGCCCATTATATTCGACATACAGTTTTGCGTCGCCATCCATAAATTTTTTCAGTGGTTCTTTGAGAATATTTTCAAATTCCTTGTTAAATGCCTCATCACCAGCTTGAACACTGTCAATTTTGAATTTATATTTCACTGCGTTTGTATCTTTATAAGCACTCATTGCAGTTGAAATTATCGAACCAATGTCTGCATAAAGTCCATCAATCAGTTTTTTTGCCTGAATATTTTCAAGCTTAAAAATGAAAACCTGGTCACTTGTAAATTTTCTATCCATCTGAAAATCATCAATCACAACTCCTGAATAAAGATTCCCGATAAATGGTCTCTTTTGCTCCAGCACAAAACTGTCTGCACAATAAAGATTTCTTCCAGAGATAAAGCATAATGCGCCTTTCTCATCACGAAGGGCTTTTTCAATGACCTTGTGCCAGAAATGACTAGCCGATTCGTTTGGATTCGGTTTTATGTTCAATGAAAAATAATCTTCATCCTTCACACATACATTGTTCTTATAAACCTTGATTTCACTCTGTGAAATAGCATTTGCAATCAATGAAATCGCTGAATATATTGCAAGTTCTTTAACATAAACCGTACTCGGTATATCAATCGTTATCGTTTCTGGTCCAATCCTCTCTTTACTTGATCCGGGGAATACTGCCTTTATTTTTTCAATCCAGTCCATAGTTCCTCCTACATAACAAGTACACATTTTCCAGTTAATGGAATGTACTCTTTTATCTCTCCCTCCGCTGTCATGGAAGCAACCAGAGCCATAAAAGGATCTGTTTTCCGCGAACGAGCTTCAATTTTTGCATAAACAAAGGAGCCTTTATCAGCTCCTGCATCTCTTCCATATCGAATTGTCTTTGTATTATTTGTCGCCCAGCGCAACGTAGGGTTATTTCCCCAATAAAAAAAACCATTGATAAAGCAATGGTCTATTACTGGTACGATTTTGCAGATTTCAAGTTGTGACACAAGCTTGAGATTTTTACGATCCACGGAAAATCCTATCTTCGATAGTGCATCTGACATTAATGCGTATCTGTAATTGTCAATGCAAATCATTTTTATCATGTACCGTTTTCCACATTCATAAATATAATCTGTTAATAATGTTGGATGAATTTCCACATCATCAACATACGTAATCAGTTCATCTTGTACCCATTTCTTCCATGGTGCCTTTATTCTTGGAATATCTGCCGAATGTGAACATATCCATGAGTGATTAATATCATATCTCTTATCGCCTTTCTTAAAATGCAGATTGACGGATGCGAAATCTGTCGTTTTCATATAATCTATGCCAACCGTACACTCCCAGCCATTCATGTCTGGAAGCTCTTTATTGGTTTTTTCTATATCATCCCATTTTGCGGCTGCCGATTCTTTTACTGTATCAGGAAGATTCATTCGTTTTTGCATAAAAGCCGGAAGCCTTTCCGGATTCTTTTTCCACTCGCGGTATTCTTTTCTGATTTCCACAAGCAGATCCGGCATATAAGGCAATGACGGATTTGCCATTGTCCAATTTTCCTCTTCATCCACATCCTCTTTTTTATTGAGTTTGCAGATAAATGGGAGTAGTCCGTTATCATCATCACCTTTTCTCAAAATATTTTCTGATTCTTCTATCAAATCATCAAGCGGTCCTTCTCTTATATCTCCGTTTGTCGTAAAATAGGATCTTCTTGGATGTTTCTTTTTTCCAAGACCCGTCGTAAAAACATCTATGTTACCATAATTTTGATACTGGTGAATCTCATTGAAAATAACTATCCCGGAACGAAGACCATCTTTTCCCTTCGGGCTGTTTGTCCTGCCCTTGATAACTGACTTTGTTTTTGTGCAAGTAACTTTTTCTTTCGTCCAATAAAAAAACTTCTTTATTTTTTTTATTACAGATGGTACTTCAAAAAATCCTATCAAATCAGTAACAGGTCTCATTGCCTGTTCCTCATTATTTGCACAAATGTCAACGTCATATTCCCTGATTCCGTTGTATGGTGATGATAAACAGAACGACTCAAATGCGATTGTTCCGTCTTTTCCAGCACCTCGTCCAATTTCGCAGAACAGATCTGTCCAGCGTGGTCGCCCATCCGCATCCCAATAAGTACAGTCATGTAATGCTATAACAAATTTCTGCCATGGAAAAAGATCAAATGGCAAATATTTCGCCAATCCCATATAATCTTCCAATTGTTTAAGATCTATGTGAATAGGTTCTGTTTCAAAGCATTTTTTTACATGGGCAACCAAAAGCTTCTGCTCGTCACAGCACCGGAACACATCATTTTCCACAATGTCAATCCATTCCTGAATTTCCTGTGGAAACTTATAAGCAGTCATCCTCATCACCGCCATATTCTTTTAATGGTGTTATATCAAGATCACGAAGCAGCTTCAACATCTGAGCATTTACTTTTACAAGCTGTTCTACAGATTCATTTTTCTTAAATCCGCTTTGACCACCTCCGTTATCATAAAAGATCTTGACACCCCTTTCTTCAATATCAATTCTCAACAATTCCTTCGTTGTCCAAAGCGTGATGTAATCGTCTACCAGATCTGTGTAATATGATTTTTTATTACCGGATTTTTCAAGTTCGGAAATCAATTTTTCTTTAATTCTCTTTGCTTTTCCGTTCTTTTTTATATTTTCAATCCGGATCTGATTTTCAGTTTTTACATTCATTTACCCACCCCCCTCTTATATTAATCGCGTGTATGCGGACATATGTGAAACCCTCGCGCAGATGTTTTGTCTACCCCACTCCCCGTTGCGTTACCTCTCCCACAGAAAGGGGGTATAGGGGGTAGGGGGTACTTTCTACCAACGCTCTTCGTTCGTAAAATGTTCGCTTGATTTATTTTTCCGTTTTTCTGGATGCAATTTGTTATGGCATGCTTTACATACCGGAATGAGATTCCTGTACTGTTTTCCGTTGTACCAATAAAACTCACTGAGTGCCAGCTCAGGATGCTTTCTGACAAACTGATTGTGATGCACTGTGCTGATTAATTTTCTGTTTCCATTCTCATCCTCATCATATCTTGTGATGATTCCATTCTTCTTGCATATGTAGCACTCATGATTAAATTCTTCCAAGACATGGTTCTTTAAAACAATCCACTCTTTCGTCTTATAGAATCTCCACAGTTCATTCTCATGTATTAAGTTCTCAATGTACTGCTTAAGGTTCTTAATCATATCAGTTCCTTTCTGCACCCCCAGCCATTCACCATCCATGAATGGCTGGTTGACATTAAGAGGATTAAGTAAATGGAAAAGCGCAGCTTCATCAGCCACGCTTTACTTTATCTTTATATCACACATCGTTGTAAACTTTTGTACACTCTTTTATTTTTTTATAAGCTTCTCCATCTTCTGCTCCATGTTCGTCTTATCTGCCTTGAACTTTTCCCAGTCGCAATGATTCTTTTTCTTTTCCTTCCGCATCACATTAGCAATCGCCTGTTCTGCTGTTGGATCAGAATACTTCTCTTTGTTCATTTGCTCTCCACCTCGCTCACTTTATCATATCTTTACATTCTGTATAACTCACTCTATTTTTCTTTTTTAATAGAAGAAACTCATAATGCATCCATTCAGTTATACATTAAAAGTTTTATGTTTAACTTTACTGATAAAAAAATAACTATCGTCTCTTTCTGAACGATAGCTTCATGATTGATTCGCTGATTGCGTCCTGTTCCAGTCCTATATATCTCATAGTGATGTGTGTATTATCATGATTGAATATCTTCTGTAGTGTCACGATATCATGTGTCTGCTGGTAAAAATGATATCCGAACGTCTTACGCATGGTATGCGTTCCGATATGCTGCAACCCAAACTTCTCCCCGGCAGTTGATAATATGTTATATGCCTGACACCTCGATAGAGCTTTATTCTGCTGTCTCGATGGAAACAGCGGCTCATAATCTGCTTTCCCTTTTATGTACCTATTAAGTAAAGGTCTTAACTCCTCATTAATCGGAAAGCGTTTCTCTTTTCCGGTTTTCATCTCCCGGATGCTGACATAGTTCATGTCTCGCACATCTCTTACCTTTAAGCTCAAAATGTCTGATATTCTGATGCCTACATAAATCCCGAACAGGAACATGATCTTATTCCGTTCGCTTTTTTCCCCCAGGTAGTCTGCTATGTCCCAGACTGTGTTAATATCTCTGATTGGTTCGACCGTATTCAATTGGAATCCTCCTTCCTGTAAATAAAAAGAGCAGACCATTTCGATCTGCTCATGCTGCTTATTTACTGTATATCACATTTTTCTGTAAAGTTTTGTACACAATTTTTATTTATCAATTTCTGGCAAAAACTCTCCCATGTGCAATTCCTCACGCATAATATCATATGCTTTCCGGACCACTCCGGCTCTCTCTGCCAGATACTCCCAACCCTGCACATCTTTTTCTGTCCAGTCGCCCATGCACTCGGCTTTCACTTCATCATCAAGATTTATAAAATCCATGATATCTGTGTCATGTCTGTTTTCAATTTCCTTCATTAGTTCATCCAACTTCTTGTAACATTTTCTTAATTCTTCCATTTTTATCTCTCCTGACTTTTGATATAATCGTTCATTAATTTTGTGATCATTGCTGACTGGCTTACTCCGTTCGATTCACAGGCTTTTGCAAATGAATCTACAACTTCTTTTTTTAATTTGTAAGATTTAGAAATATAACCTACTTTTTTCTGATACTTTTCAGAGGCTATAGTTTGCGCCGACGGTTTACCTTTTGGCATTCTTTTTTATCTCCTTCCATAATTGGGGAATCACATCTGTAAGTAAAAATACAGATGCAAGTATTAAAATAATACTCGAATAAATATCCTTATTTCTTCCAATGAATATGATAATTGCCACCGTTAAAAATATTACACTAAAATTTTCTCTTTTCATATTATTGATGATGAGCTATAATAATTTTTGAAAGGTTCGGGGCTTTCGCCCCTTACCCCTATTTGAGAGAATTTATAAGGCTTGATAGTCCTGTCATGAATGCGCCAATTCCAACCAGGGCTTTTATTATAAGAATTATAATTCTCTCGATTTTTTTTAAGTTCTTTTTTCTTTTGTTTTTCTTGCTCATCTCTTATCTCACCTCCTGTAATTATAATATAATATGGTGCACCATATGTCAAGCGCTTTTTCAATATTTTTAATACTTTTTCGTATTATTTTTTTATAGAGTACAATTTATGCTGCCAAATTCGCCTGCATCCGATCCAGCTCAATATCATCGCAAATGTAATACTTAATAGTCACATCCGTGCTACTGTGTCCAAGACGCTTTGAAACGAAAAGCACATCCTTAGTTCTGCGGTATTCTCTGGACGCAAAGGTCTTTCGGAACGAATGCACTGTCGCTCTAAATTTACAACCGCCAAAAAGTGCAATCTCTTTTGTCATGTCCTCAATCGACTTATTACACATACGTCCTCTGCCACGTAAACCGATAAACACTGCACCTTCCGTGCGATCTCCGATGTACTGTTGCAATGCCTGTTTGCATCTCTCCGTCATAAAGCAGGTGCGCCATTGGCTTGTCTTTTCTCCCCAGATGTGGATTTCCTTATGAGCAAAATCAAGATTATCGATGTCAAGATTTACAATCTCGCCGACACGCGGACCTGCGGATAGCATGAGTTCAAACAATGCGTTTAATCGCAGATCATGACCGATGGATAAGGACGCTCTGGCAATCTCCTCATCTGATAATCGCTCTTTTCTTTTCTGTGGTTGCCGAATCTTATCAATGTCTCTGGCCACATCATCCTCAATATGTTTTTTGCGATACGCCCACGCGAAAAACGAGGACATATATTTTTGTATAGTCGATGCGTAGGATTTTGAGATTTTATCCTTATGTAATCTGGTAGCGATATAATCCATCACGTCCTGACCAGTGCAAGTGTGATAGTTCAAACCTGTCTCTGTAAAAAATTTTTTTATAATCGTGATATAAAGCTTAATCGTGCTCTGCTTTCTTCCGATAGCAGTGAGGTCGATTATGTATCGTTTCATAATGTATTCGTTGTCGAAAATTTCTGTAGATGGCAGTGTCTCCGCTGCGGCCAGATTAATGTTGACCAGCTTAAAAGTGATCACAGTCTTAAGACGGTCGATTCCTTCCGGTGTCAAGTATCCTGCCATCTCATAAATTACATCGTTAATTAATTCTGCTTTCGTCATAGCAATTCCCCCTTTACGATCTGGGTAGAAAATGCTATACTCTTCTTGTCGAGGGAAGTGTATAACACTTTCTAAAGGGCTTGTGTTACCAGCACAGGCTCTTTTTTAATTAGTAGTTACGTACATATGGTCGGAACATATGTTCTTTAATATGTATTTTTTTACCGGCGTGTTTCAGCCGGCAAAAATTTCAATATTCAGTTTTTCATAAATTTATATCCTGGTACTCTGATAGCTCTTGGGCTTCCAACTTTGTCATCTGTCTCCAGCTCTCCATTGTCAATCATCCTCATCAGATGGCTGTGAACGCTGGATGTGCTACTTAATCCCACCATTTCACCGATTTCCCGAACGGTAGGCGCATACCCATGCTGTTCTATGTACCAGATAATTGCTTTTTTTATCTTTTTTCGAACTTTTACACCATGTTCTGTTGTGTGCATCATTCCTCCGATTTTTCCATCCACTTTCTAAAATCCTTCAAGCAATCATCGCATAAATCATATATTTTTTTACAACCTCCCGAATCTGTTACTATTCCAATTCCTAAAGTTGTTTCTTTTACTCCGATTCTTGGATGCAATTCATAAATCGAATTTTTTTCATAATTTTTTCCACATCTATCACATCTTTTTATAACCATTTGTATATATTCCTTTCATTTATTAAAGTTCTCTGCTCAAAACTTCAAAAATGCCTCTTAATACTCGTCCAATTGTTAGCGGAATCATGGAAAGTATCCAAGCAATGATAATAAGTAATATTATCGGCCAGAATGCTACCTGTGCCAGCGTATCCATCTCATCTACAGAATCATCTTCTAAGAATCCGGCAAATACGCATCCGATAAACGCATATATTATGATTCCTATAATAATCTTCATTTCGTCACACCTTCTTTCATCCGTTAAAGTTCAGTTTAAGTGACAAATAACATATCCGTTACTATAAATATCATCAATGATATATGAACTGAAAGGTGCGTATCGAAATGAATGTCCTGACATGTATGGGGAATAATGACTATTCATATCTATGCCATATACCGACATTCCTTTTACTGGTGGTTCGAGAAACCATAACACAGTAGAATCAGTCGTTCCACTTTTTCCATGACATTCATATAGCATGTGCATCTTTGGTTCAGTATCCTTATTGGGATATATACATAGTCGTTTCAATTTTTTCATATCAAACCTCATCCATTTCTAATTGTCTTCGTACTCATCCATCTCTTTATCAAAAATGGCTACTTCCACTTCTTTTCCAGTGAATGCTCTTTGATGTAAATGCGTTCCGCATCGTTCACAGAAAAACGTTCTTTCTTCATATCCTCTCGGAATATGTTTTCCGCACACCGGGCAATCACAACTATTTAAGTAAGCATTATTTTTAATTGTCTCCTTTATGTCTCCCATGTATTTCTCCTCTAAATTCTAAGTTTAATCAATTCTCTCAAAATACTCTTCCAATGTTTTATAGGTAATATCAATATAACCGAAGTCATCATCACCGTTTTCCAAGTAAAGGCGTATATCAGATTCGCCAACATATCCATCTGTATACTCATACACGCTACCCTCATGAATTGTCGCATATTCATCTGTAGGGCATTCATTTTCATCGTATTTTGGTAAATAAAACTCTTTAATACATTTATATTTTTGCATACGGCACCTCCACAAAATTCTAAGTTTATTTTTTCAATTCATTAACCCTATGTACAGTAACTTCAATGTAATTAACAAGTTCCCTTGCCAACATCCCATACTTTAAATACACTTCTTCAGCAGACTTTGCACCGTCATTTGCAATTAAAAGCATTGTCTTGTGAGCAATAGCACCAATATCAGAAATCAATCTGTTTTCTGTTCCTTCCATTTTTGTTATAGATACCTGTCCGTCTTTTGTTTCAACACTTAACATTTTTTACCTCCACTAAATTCTAATTTTCTGTATAATAGTCACAATCACCAGAACAGTACTGTTCTCCAATCGGACACATATTTATATTAAGTGGGTTTCGCTCTGCATCATCTGCACAGCATTTAGCCGTTTCCGGCAATATGTCAATTTCGACTCCATCTCTGTATATTTCCATTCTATTTACCTCTCTTAAATTCTAAGTTTAATAATTCTTTGTAATATCTTGAGAACATTTACTTCTCATATCACATTCTTCACATGGCTTTGCATAACTACATGCCTCTCCAAATTCTTTCAGTTTTTCTCTGTTTGTTTTTTCTTTTCCATGTATTCCGTCTTTCATTAATTTTCTACCTCCGCTAAATTCTAATTTTCAGCTATTTCCATTTTGGATATAGTTCCGTTTAATTGTCTAAAATATAGTCCAGCTCTTTTTCTACGTTTCCTTGCTCGAGTTGGAACATAATTCTTTCCCATTCTCCGCATCTGCACCTCTCTAATAAAGTAAAATAGTCTTTTCTGCAACTATCTAAATATGTCTGTTTAACATCTTCTTTACACTCTGTAATTGTTACATTTTGCTCACTATCACTTTTATGATGCTGCGTAGTTAATCTGTACTTCATATGTGATACCTCCGTTAAATTCTAAAATTTAACTACGCTAAAATTCTCAATAGCAGCCTCATCCCTTATGCTCACTTTTTACTGCCACGTCGGTCGCCCACATAATAACTCGACCGATTTCCCATGTGATCATTCTTTCAATGTTTTTCTTACGATTAAATCAACCTTGGCATACTGCTTTTTCTTTTTTCGATAGGATTTGAACATTTGAAGCCAGCTATCATAATACTCAATGCTCTGATACTGATTTGCAGTATAATGAACTGGTTCGAAGCAACGCAGTTCATATTTTCCGCTGAGCATTTTTTCTTTCGCCAATTCTAAAAAGCCTACTCTGCTATATGTCGTATCTATTACGACAGTTTTTATTTGTGTATGGCCAGCTATACTTTGCAAGCTCATTTGCAATTCGTCAAAATAAAAATTATTAATATTCCGTCCACTCCATGTTCTGCGTGCGAATACTTCAAATGTAATAGGCATAGGAATAGGCATTTTTAAATCTTGAGCCATTTTAAAAGTTAATTCACACATCGCACGATTCGGGCAAACTATTAATGAATACTTATCAGCATGGCACATTTCTATTAACATTCTAGTTTTCCCCTGCTGTCTTTTTGATAAAACAATCTCTTCCATTTTATTTCTCCTTAAAATCGTCCGGCAAATACTCCGGATAGTCCTCTATCTCCATCTGTCCTTCCAGATTCTCGTCTTCCTTGCAGGCTTCCACCATTTCCTCATCCATGTCAGCCTCTTTTCCAACGTCAATCAGAATCAATGGCTGTCCTTGGTCTGTTACAAACATTACGTCTTTCAGCTCATACAGTTTTCGTTTTCTTGGATTCGCCAAGATAATGCTTACCTGTGCATCATCCGGGAATCTGTTCAAATACTCTTGCAATTCTTTATTACTCAAAACTTGTTCTCCTCTCATATCATTTTTTCTAAAGCAGGAACAATATCATCAGGCTTTATGTACTCCATGTAAATGTCGTTTATAAGTTTTTCAATCTGATGTTTTAATGATTTATATTTCTCATCCAGATTGTCTCTTTCCTCTTCGCATTCAGCAAGCCTGTCTTCTGCACCATCGATCTCGTCCTTTAATGATTCGCATTCGTATTCTAAATCATCATAATCAGACTTAATTTCCTCATATTTTTTTCTAAACCCGCCTACGCCATCACAGCCGTTTTCGAAAGCTTCTCGCATTGCTTCATACACTTCCGGCTTCATATATTCCTGAAAATCATCAATTCTGCTTATATAATTGACAGAACCCTCATATTCAAATCCTATCATTTCTTTTTCAAGGAGCCGATGCGCATCTTCCCGGGAAGCTCCAGCTCCTTTCTAATTTTCTTAAACCATTTTTCTGATGTCTTCCACAAGTCCACTGTCGTCTGAATACACATCCTGCAATCTGTTTGCGGCTGCCATTAACAGTTCTTTCATGTCGAAAACAAGCTTTCTTCTATTTGCTCTCGCAACTGCCTTGTCATCTACGACTTCATCGACAAGCGTGTGCTCCGGAAGCATTTCTTCACAGGCTTCGATAAACACGTTTCTACTCTTATCGTCAAGTCCTATCTCATCCAGACAATTTTTAATAATGTCCTTCGTAAGCTCGACACCAATTGCTTCCTCGTCTGGATCTTCATTCCGATTTTCAACCAAAACGTCATTCAGTAAATTGTGGACTGCATCTGAGGCGGCAAGGTGTCCATCGTCATCATCTCCTATGACATCATTTATGATTTTCTGAAATGTAATCTTCTTTTCTGTTGATGTCTGCTTTTCCTCACAACCAAGTCCAGCGGTCATAAACTCCCGGTGTGGGGTTCTGGTGTCTTTTGTGTAAAACATAACGGAATGGATGTCTGTGCTTCGGTCTGTAAATGCCGGGAAAATAAAGCCTGTATCTGGCATCCCGACAACCCAGTCTCTGATTCGTGATTCGATGCGGTTTTCGTCCTCACGGTAGCCAAGCCCCGGCTTTGTCAGATTGACCGGACAGATTGCGCAAAGCAGATACTCATAAACCTCTTCTGATTCATCCAGCTTGTCATTATCTGAAGTTTTGGTCATGACATCATAGGCATCGTGGAAAATCAAAATCAGATAATTTCCGACATAATCGTAGCTGTCAATGATCATGTCATAAAAAGTGTCCATCAAATCATCGTTTTTCAGTTTGCTTTCACGCAGTCCCATCAGAAACTGCTGTCTGCCGCCAGTAGCTTCCTCTTCGAGTGGAAAATCCAGTTCTAAAAGGTTGTTTCCTATCGTGCCGGATAACGCTTTTTTTGCAATATCAAGATATTTATAATATTCTGCATCATCCAGATTTAAAAATGTCTCACCGATTTTTGTGATCTTATTATGGTCAGCGTCCACATAGCAGCCGCACATACGAGTGAATGTGCAGGCATCCTTTTTAAATCTTCTTTTAATTTCTAAAACATCCTTTTTGTTCATAAAATTTAATCCTCACTTTCTTCCTTTTCGGTTTCTTCCTCTTTAATCGTTGCGATTTCTGCGCTTAAATTCCTGCTCATGACAGATAAAATTTGTAAGATTATTTCGCTTTTCGTCTTATTATCAACCTCTCCGGCCGGAGGTTCGGCTCCTTTCTTTTATTTACTAACACGGTCCGCCTTCTGCCCCATGAAAAGCTCCGGCTGGATACTTCCATTCGTCTTTTACATACACGTCATCCACAGTAAACTCGCCCGTAATCAAACTATGTATTGCTTTTTCGTCTCCGTGGTACACACATGACTTCGCATTTCCAACAAATGTATCAAGGTCACATTTATTATCCAGAGTAAATCCCAGAATGATTTCATCCTGCTTCAGCTTTTCATATTCTTCCGGGTATATCTCCCGGATGCCTGCAAACAGCGGTGGCGTTGAAAAAATACACTGGGCACAGGAACATCTATTCCATCCTGCCCGGTAGCACGGATGAGGATTGACATTGTGCCTTTTTAACACTTCCCAGACATCTTTCTCGGAGTAGTCAATTACTGGTCGCCACTGATGAACAATGCGGTGTGCTTTCTTCTCTGCATTTGTCCGGTGGATTTCCATCTCGTTGTAATTCGCCCGTCCTGCGCTTTCTCCTCGCCGTTCTCCCGATACAATCAGTATCTTGGTGTTTTCCCTGGTCTTATCCAGATTAGCGGTAACGCTGTCCTGTACTGCCGCTTTAAGGTTGCCGGAACACCACCGTCCCTGATGTGTACCACCTTTCGCCGGGAATTTAAGTCGTTTCCCTCCCAGTTCGGCAAGCTGATCTAATCTATCAAGATTGATCACAACCGAATCCGCCACTGCAATCTTGAGGTAAGCACTGCACCACCTACGGCTCAAATCTCCACTTTTTGCTGGAAATTTCATCCGGTAACCGTATTGTTTTAACTGTTCCTCCATGTCCTCGGTGCATTTTTCTTTCAGTTCCTCGCATTTAAGGTAATTCCGGGACGGTTTGCACCGCATTATTTCCCCAGTTTCCGGATCAATCCATTCAATAGGTTCTGATGCACCTATCCGATACAGTTCGCCAAAGAAACCGTTCACCCGGTAGGATAACCGCAAGGGCACTTTCTCCGCATCTGCAAAGGCTTTCACGTAATTTTGTGTGCATCTCCAGTCCATCTGCCTGATGGGATGGCCACCGTCAATATCGTGGTGCCAGAGTTCTATTTTCTCTTTTGGCACTCCTAGTTCTAACAGCTTGTAGTAGCACGCTGTGCTGTCTTTCCCACCAGAGAAGAGAACCACAATTAGGTCATATTCCTCCAGGGGAAGTAATTCCGGTAAATATATCTGTTCAAAGTGCTGGCTTCCTGTTCTGCCCGGAAGTCTGGGCTTAATTTTTTTACCTTGTCCATATATTGGACTGTCATTAACTCCCCGAATAACCGGTGTTCTCACGGTGCAATCTGCATCCTTGATGTAGTCCGGCTCTATAAAACTAAGTTGTCCGGGACAGTCATAATTAAATACCTCAAGACCCATTTTCTTCTCGGAGTAAAGAGCTCTTTCACGCTGGCCAGCAAACCTCTCACTCCTTTCAATTTATTCTTCCGGTTTCACGCACCGCTCAAATTCGATAACCCAAACCCACGGTGATGCATTCCAACCATATCGGTCAAGGTCGGATTTCTTGATGGTGCTGTTCCAAAGAGTCGAAAACGCATATCTTTTTTCTTCTCCATTCAACACATGAGGATATTCCACCTCTACACCCTCTCTGCTAATCTGCTCAGATGTTATATCCTGCAACCGCTCCACCCTCACATCCGTCACCTTAAGCCAGATACGTGCCGCTACTTTCGGCATAAATAATGATGGTTTCCACTCTCCATTATGGCTGAACCATTTATGCACAAATGTGTCATAGTCTAATCGGTCTATGGAATCTGTATTTCCATTGGCAAATTGCAACCTCACATCATCTCCGCCTGCTCTAAATCTTATGTCAGCAGTTGCTTCGTATCGGTGTGCTCGCCAACATTGCCATGTTTCCCGGACATAAAGGATATCATCAGTGTGATATGGTGGATTCCACCTTCTTTTTAGTTCTTCATCCGTGATATCCTCTGGAAGTTTGTATTCATCTCCCCAACTTTCATGCGCTGTTTTACTTGGATATCCCCAAGTACCACAATCACACCCTGCGAATGTATAGCACAGTCTGCCTTGCGGCTGTGGCTTTACAATTCTTCTCGTGCAGCTCTTTCTTCCGTCCAGAATTGCCCGAACCATTTCCGTGTTAAATAAAATCGGTTTAATTGCCATCTACTCCACCTCTCTTTATCTTTCTGCCGCAGTAAGGGCAATACTTATAGCCGTTTTCTTCTGGCGTGCCTTCAAATATCAACTGCCGATTTTCACACCCTGTTACATAAAGGTTTGATTCTAAATCTTCAAGTTTCCACTCGCATGACTGTTCTGTGGCACACTCGCCTTTCACAATCTCGATTGCTCTTTCATATGCACATTCTGCACCTTTATAATAATTTGCTGATGCTCCGCACATTCTTTCAATCGCTTCTGCATTTGCTGATGCGTTTATTTGTCTTACTTCTTCCAACCGCTCTACAACTTTGTCAGTGTCGTAAGCTGTCATCTGACGATTAATCAGGTTTATCCAATCAATTGCGCCAGATTCCTCTGTTATTGTGTTCCTGACATCAGCCATCAGAACATCCGCATCAATTAATCTTCCCATCGTTCGCCCTCCTGTTCCACGCTTCTATAGCTTTATTCCTGCAAGAATCAATGTTTACAATTGCGGTATCTTCTTTTTTCATATCAGGACAATATCCACTTGCTCGAGCATGGCAATTTTCACACTCGCACCATATTGTAAATCCTATGTATTCTTTTTCTGCCGCTTTTATCTTGCATTCTCCGCCACAAAACGGACATGGCTTCAATTTTTCGTTCATTCTTCATCGCCTCCAAAACTAAATTCAATCCCATCTCTCCAATCGACACCTAACTGTTTACATTTTGCTCTCGTAGATGTACCTCCAGAATGACTGGTTCTGAAAAGAAACAGTTCTTGAACGATACTAAAATATGACATTCTATAATAAAAGCGTTCCACTTCGTCCAACTCCCTAATAGCATCTTCACCATGCACATATTCGTACCATTCCTCGAACTTTCCGACCAACTCCTGCATAAGGCTAATGCAATACTTCAAGATGTACTTTTCATCGTGGCTCTCCAATTCTTTCTCTACAATCTGTTTCTCCATCGCCGCCCGGCATTCTTCCGGCGTGCCGATTGATTCATACTCTGCGTCATCTACTGGCAATTCATCTTTTGCCAATGTGACCATAAGATTTCTTGCAAAATCTCGTGCATCCATTTCCATCTCGTAATCTCTGTATCTGGCATTACCTTCATCATCTACATAGCAGCTATTATGTGCCAGCTCGATCATCGACATGTCAGCCACGCTTTTATTTGTCGTTAATCTCTCCATGCTATTCCTCACTTTCTGCCCGAAGCCACTTTAATAAACACTCGTAGCAATTACAATTATCATTTTTATCACAGTCAATTTCTGCTAACCCATTTTCATTTGGACACATCATATTGACTGCCAGCTCCTCATCCGTCATGCTCCGGATCCGGTCTGCATTGGTCTGTGGCTTCTTAGCCATGCTTTTCATACACTCCATCATATTTCTACCTCACTAAATTCTGTACTTATCTGTTTCACAGGAATTTTTATATTTTCTGTACCGTTGCTGTACGACACCTCTTAACTTTTACAGACACTTTTCTCAAAAGCCTTGATTTTCCTAGCTTTCTACGATTTTAAACGGTGTGTTTTCGCATTTTTTGAAAAATTGAAAAACTCACTGTTTATCCATTCTCTTAAAAGGTGTGTTTTTATATATTTTTTTCTGAAAAACTCACCGTTTAAAAAGTGACATTTGTTCAAAATTCTCTGTTGCTTCCGGCTGTTCTGGATCACGGAAGGGTGGGGCTGCATCCGGCTTTACAAATCCATTTTTGTCTGGATCTGCTTCGACATGGACTTTTCCGCTCCGCTTCCGGATACCGAGTGAACCTCTGTAGTCATTTTCCTCTGCGAACTTTTTTGCCAAATTGAATTTTCTGTAAACCGCGCTAGGGGAAAGTGTGCCGCCATCATAAAGAACCATCACAACACCGTCTTCCAGCTTTGCGTCAATTCCTTTGCTTTCCAGAAATTTTACAAATTCATCCTTTTCCATGATGCAACATCAACCTCTTTCCTCCGCTCTGTACCCATATGACGTTTTTAAAAGCTTCCGTGCACTTTCTCCACTCCTCGTCAAAATTATCAGGTATCGAAGCTTTGTTGATATTTTCCAGATTCTTTTCATTTTCTGGATAAATTTTTTTAACTTCAAAAACTCTGTTGATCTTATGACCGGTATTCGCTGCCTGGTAAACCATGGCGGACTTACATCCGAACTCTTTTGTAATCTCAGCTGCTGTCAGATTTTTTCTGTACAATCTGCCCTGATAAAAAATATTAAATCTTGCTGCTTTGCTCATTATCCCTCCTCGGCATGACTAACGGTTTCGTAGTCAAAGCCCATTTTTCTAATTCGTCCCAGTCATGCTCGCGCTGATGGAAATTGTTAAATTTATTTTTAGTCTCCGGCTTTTTCTTTGCCGGATTGTTTTTCTGGTTGAGGTATTCTTCAAAGTGTGATGCGCTGAATAGCGTTTTCGGTCTTAAATATTTTTCAAACTCTGTCCCTATCCACTCCTCACTTTTTTTATCAACAACCTTAATCATGTCCTCAACCGTAAATCCCTCGTTTGCCCTTCCTGACAACAGCCGCTCTGTCGAATCAGAATCTTCCCTGAAACGTGTCCCTGCTTTTTCGTTGAGGTGCGGTATCACTGCCGCACTATATATATATTTATTATTCTTTATATTCTTTATATTCTTATGTTGTTGGGATTTGGGTGGGCTGTTGTTTGGGATTTGTTCGGTATTCTGCTCGGTATTCTGTTTGGGATTTGCTTCGGTAAAACCTTGGTACTTGTCATAGCAAACCACCGTAAATACCGTGTTTTTCGGTGTCGATTCTGTGGTAATCACTTTGGTAGCTCGCAAGTGCTTCACTGCGGTACGGACTTGGTCAACAGTAAGGGAAGTTGCAAGGGCGATTTTTGATAACGAGGACACGAACGATCCTCGCTTTATGGTCGTCCCTTTCCACTTCTTATCTGTCCAGTTCGCCATCAGCAATATGTATAAAAACACCCTGCTCGTATTTGCATCATGCCACCATTCCCACTCCAGAAAAGACCGATACAGTTTTATATAATTTCCGCTCATAATCCGGTCACCTCATGCATGATTTATAAGTATTTTGTCATGATATCCCTTCTGGACTTCGGCTTTTTCTCCTCATCCTTTTTCGTGATATTGGACGGCTCACTCAGAAAATCCACGTCCCCCTTCAACGACAGATCGTGAGTTGCCTTGAGGTTCTTTTTTATGGTCTCCCGGTTCTCATCTATCCGCTCATAAATGAGGTCTAATCTGGTCTGTGGAAAGCTTAACCCGGATGCACATAAAACCGTTTCTTCTCCGGCTGTCTGGAATGTGTCTACTGGAACACCGAGATCTTTTTCCACATCCGTCATTCTGACTTTGCTGCTCATTTCTGCCGTGATATATTTCACAACACGATCCGGTTCGATCGGGGCATAAATGTTGTCCTGAAGCTTTTTAATGACATCTGCACTGTCTGCCGTGCTGTGTAAAATGACAGCCATTCCATGCGCTTTCAGTGCTTCCTGAATCTCTGCCTTATCAATGTTTCCCTCTACATTCTGGATTCGTTCCGGGATCTCGATGAATGCAGTGAAATCATCTGCAAATGTGCGGTTTAATCCGAGTTTATTTCCGCTCTCATTGTCCAGAATAAAGCATGAGGAAAGCCCATCGATCTTCGTCAGTTCCGAAAAGCACTCGTAGGAATTGACGTGAGATTTTATACTCTCGTCAAGAGCCGGTATCACAGTGACCGCTCCGATTGTCTTACCATCGTCCAGAAGCAGGTCGCATAGCATGGGACCCGCACCAGAACCAGTGCCGCCGCCGCTCGCAAAGATGATAAAAACAATCTCTGCATCGAGTTTCGCATCCATTTCAGCGGCTATCTGGTCGTAATCGTCGATAACGAGCTGTTTTGCTTTTTTCCGGTCTTTATTACATCCCTCGCCCCCGGTAATGTGGTACTTATATTTTGCGGTTTTTAAGGTTGATAAATCCTCTTCTGACGTGTTTAAATATAAAACACTGAATCCTCTTTCCTCGAAAAGCTGTCCGATGTTGCCGCCAGCCTGTCCGATTGCAATAAATGCGATTTTCTTTTTCACTTACTTAATCCTCCTAATTCAAGATGTTTTTTAAGGCTTCCAGTCCAGCATCTGTGATAAAAAAAGTGTCTGCCCTTCCATCCTTCATGCCTTTTAAAACATATCCCGATAATTCAAATTCTTTTATTTTTTTAAAAACTGTATTCTCCCGATACCCGAAGTCCTCTGATTCGACTATCTCGCTTAAGGACATTGCAGAAACGCTGTTGACAGCTTCATTCTGCTTTAAGATTGAGAGAATGAGAAACCCTAGTCTGCTCAATTCCACACCACCGTTCTGATTTGCGCTGATATGTTCTGATTTACTCTGACTAATTCTGATTTACTTTGATTTGTTCTGATTTTCTCTGACATACTCTTATAAACCACTCTCCTTTCCTCTCCCGGAACAACCGCAGGGAGAATAATCTGGCTTTCAAAGTTGCAGTCGTGATATATATTCGGTGAAAAACACACATGAATCATTTTTTTACAAAACAAGATGTCTCTTCGTCAGTCGATACGAGATCATATCCATCATCCATCATTGCATGGATTGTGATTGTATCTGCTAAATATCTCATGTAGACCTCTAACTCTTCTGATTCTCTAAGTGTCATACTGGAATCAGATACCCACGCATTATATGCAGTAGCATAAAGCTCCGTCAGCGGCACACCATTAGACCGTGCCTGTTCATATCCTTCGTAATAATGATTTCTCCTATCAAACATATGAATCCTCCATGTACTCTGCAAACTCTTCTATAGCACGTCTGCGCACCCTGTACACCCATGTTCGGCTGTAATTCATGCGTTCTGCGACTTGATCCCCGGAAAGATTCTCGGAGTAAAACATCAGCAGCACCTTAACGTACTCCAGAGTTTGCATTTTGTTTAAAATGTGGTAAATTTCTGCTTTTTTTTCTGCGTACTTTTTAATAAGCTTCTTTTTCTGATAGTCAAAATGCTCCAGTTCGACAGCGGTTTCTTCAACCTGACTGATCGTGCAGTTTCCAGATGATCCGACTTTGTCATACGATATTCCTTTCGGCTGGGCTTTCAAATATGTCATTTTATAATCTTCCTCTACCTGACTGATAAGCGAATCCATATAAGTCAGGTCATTCAAAAGCTTTATCGCTTTTATATATTTTTCCTTTGAAACCGCTTCTGGCACTCTTCCCACTCTTCCTCTCTTTCACGTTTTTCTTTTAAGGTAAGCTCCTGCAATGTTTTGTGAAATAAAATCATCTGATCATTTGCCTTTATCACAAGGTGCTCCGGAAACAGTCCATCAATCGGTGGTTCAGCGTGCCTGTCTCCAAATAATTCAGTTCGGACATTCCGGGGAACATCACAGAACAGACATACGCATTCTGCGATATATGCAGTAAATGCGGCGTTTGCATACTCTTTTCGTGACATAGCTTTCATAAATTTATCCGGTTGTTCGTAAAGTCTTTTGATGATTTCCTCATTATTAAGCAAAATTAATGTTTACCTCTCTGAAAAAACGTGTTATTATAATAGAGAAGTGGAGTTATTTAAATTCCTTGTAAATCGCACCTGCTCGGCAAAGCATTAAAGGGTGCGATTTCTTTATGTCTGGAATGTAACCGTCCAAACAAATTAAACCGTATCCGGCGAGTGCTATCAGAATACCGATCATGATGATAAGAAGCACTCTTCTGTATATCAGCCCCTCTGAATCGAGTGCGCAAGCTCCGGTCACAGAGATAAATGCACCGACAGACATGATTATTTTCCCTATTCTCTTCATATCGAACCTCCCTTCTTAAATTTTCAAACATCATTTACGCTCCTTCTTCAACTTCATCATTTTTAAAATCTCTTCATCGGTTGCATGAAGCTCGTCCAGCAACACAAGCAACTCCTCATATGTGAATAGACCTTTTTTCAGTCTCTGGCAAAATGATGGCTGCGTAATTCCAATTTTTTCTGCCAAGTAACTTTGCTTAAGCCCAAGCAGATACATCTGACCAGCAATCCACTTACTCAAGTCTGCTACCATGTAATCTTTTTTCTTTGCTGTTATCCTTGGCATTTCTGCACCTCCTATCTCATTTTTTTATTTTCTTATAATTGTCATTCTTCTGTTTAAGTGCTACCATTCAGATACAGGCTCTGACTAGCCGAGTAAATGAAAGGAGAATTTTACTATGTCAAACGATCAATTAATTGAAAGAACTGTGCAAATTACGATTGCAAAAGTTTCTAGTACGACTCAATCACCAAGCGCCTTACTTGGACAAACTGTTGCGGATTTTATGCAACAGATTTATGAGAAATTATCAGAATTAAATGTATCTGATAATTAGTACAATTTGGCTCTTGCTTCCAACAATGTGGCAAGAGCCGTTAAATAATCTGCATAACCGTAATTTTGCAGCTGCTCATTTTTTGCCAATTCACAAGAAATCTCTATTGTTTCATCTATTTTTTTTAATAAGTCTTCACTTATCGGCATTTATTACACCTCCTTTTTGTCTCAGGATTTCCTTTCAATCTCTTCCTGCGTTTGGGTGTTCGTCTGGATATATCCACTTTGAATTTCCTCAAGAAGTGATTCAAACGCTTCCCACTCTTTTGACTTTTCAAGTCGGCACCAATCGCGGTATGGTAATGAAAAGGAAACTGTCGTATACGCCAATGGAGTCTTTGGTCGAATTGTAGCGACCTTATACATCATGATCACCTCCTAGATCAGCTCTTCCAATTTAACACCAAAATAAGCTGCTAAAATCTTAAGCTTCTCAACCTTGGGCTTACTCCTTCCAGTTTTCCAATTTGACAAAGTATTTTGTCCAATCCCGGTATCTTTTGATACCTGATATGAAGTTTTTCCTGTCTTTTTTAACAGTTCTTCATATTTCTCGTACAAAATAAGAACCTCCTTCCATATTTGTATTGCAACTACTTCACATATGTGATATTATGTTTTTGTCACAAAACATATGTGAATTTCATAAATGTGTTTTCATCCATTCACCATATTACACATATGTGAAGTTTCTTACAACACTGATAGTATCACTTCACTTTTTGAAAGTCAATGCGTTAATTACACATTTTGGAAGTTTGCTTTTTTGCACAAAAAGGGAGTTAAAAATGTATGAAATATTTGAACAATTATTACAAAAATTTAATGTAACAACTGCTGACGTATGTAAGGCAACCGGAATTGGACAATCAACTATGTCTAATTGGAAAAGTCGAAGGAACTTAATAAGTGGAAAAAATGCTCAATTAATTGCTGACTATTTTGGTATTTCCGTTGATTACCTTATGACTGGAAAAGAAAAAGACACCAGTGATAAATACTACTTAAACGATGAAACTGCCGATATTGCCCAAAAGATTTTCGAGAACAAAGAACTGAAAGTTCTCTTCGATGCTGCACAGGACGCACAGCCAGAGGATCTTGGCACCGTGTACCAGATGTTACTGGCACTTAAGAGAAAGGAGCGTGGGGACGATAATTGATTATTTTGTGGAGTTAATTAAATTTCCAAATCACAAAGTAAGGGAAGCTGTTACCGAAAACGAAGATGGTACATACACAATCTTTATTGAAGAGACTTTATCACGCAGTGAACAGCAGGACGCTTTTTTACATGCACTAAAACATATTACCGGGGATGACTTTCGAAAAGAAGATATCCAGAAAATCGAACGCCACGCACACCGGACGGAAGTCTCTGATGAATTGTTCCCTATTGATCTAGAATATGTAAAAGTTGGAATTGCGTAAATAGTGACCAACTATAAGAGGAGAATTATATGTCTAAAAATAAAGATTTTCATGAACAGTGTATAAATTATGTTAATAAACATAATTTATCTCCATTATCTTTAAAAATATACAGAATCATATACTTAATAATAGCCGCTGTTTCATTTATTATTGGAATACCCACTTTATCATTTGGTGGGATAATCTTTATTCCTATTGGAATCCTATTTCTTTATCTTGCAAGTAGATTCAAGAAAATTCTAAACGAATTAAGCAAAACAGCCCCAACTACTTGCTCAAGGATAAATAATGATATTAATTTACAGGATATTAGTACACAACCAGTTGATGAAGTTGTAAAAGTAAATAATTCCTTAACATTTTCTTCACAACCAGTTGAAAATACACCTTACAGTAAATCTGATGATATTTCTATTGATGACTATAATACAGAAGAATTTCATGTAACTGGAACATCATTCAGAGAAAATGACATTGAATCTATAGGAATCGAAAATTATGAATTTGACTATTCAAGGAAGGATTTTCTCGAAATATTTTCAGAAGGTCAACGTATATATAAATACCTATTCGCACCAAAATCTGTAGTTTTAGAAGAAGAGCCAGATAATAAGTATGATAAAAATGCTATTAAAGTAATTATTGATGGGGTACATGTTGGCTATATAAAAAAAGAAGATTGTATACATGTTAAGCAACTTATTGACTCAAAGAACATCATTTCCATTGATGCTACTATTTATGGTGGAAAATATCGCTATTATTATGAAGATTATGATGACGATGCAATGGACTATAAAACTCACATAAAGACTGATAGACATAATTATTCTATTTATATAACTTTAAAATTAGAACGTACTTCTTATATCGGTACGACCTTAAATTAAATTTGCATAAAGATAATAACTGATATATAATTGTTGATAAGGATCTGCTCTAGCAGATGTGGTTGCAGCTTAATGCGACTGGAAAAAACTCCTTATCATTGTTGATGAGGAGTTTTTGACTTTATTGACTCTCACAGATAAAATAAAAAACGCCCCTGCGAACCGGATACCGGCTAACAACAGGAGCGAATGCGTGCTCCGAAGATACACGCCCTGAACAAGCTTATTGTATCATTCGGAGCAGCCAAACGCAAGCAGAACAACTGTTCTCTGTTGGCTGTTATTTTTTATACTTAAATTTTAGAAAGGATGGTACAATATGAAAATTGAAAAACTCCCAAGCGGATCATACCGGATTCGAAAAACTTATAAGAAAAAGCTTTATACTGTAATTACCGATTATAAACCAACCAATAAGGAAGCTATCCAGCTCATCGCCGCCGAACTTGATAAATCTGATACAAGAACTTCCTCCGTGCATATGACTTTTGAAGAGGCTGCAAATCAATATCTGGATGTAAAAAGAAACGTTTTATCGCCATCCACGATACCGGGATACAAAAGCAATCTTAAAAGTTTATCAGATAATTTTAAAAACATTTATATTTCTGATATGACAGCAATTGACATTCAAAAAGAAATAAATGATTTTTCAATATCACATGCACCAAAAACAGTATATAATGTTCACGGCTTTATTTCTGCTGTTATGGGAATGTTCCGACCAGAATTCAACATAACAACGACTCTTCCACAAAAAAAGAAAAATGAAACCTACATTCCAACAGATGAAGAAGTCAAGGCTGTGTTAGATTATGCGCGCCAAAGAGATCGATATGAAATTGCACTGCTACTCGCTGCTTGCTGTGGATTGAGACGTAGTGAGGTATGTGCCCTCACCCCTGCCGATCTATCTGATGATAATATACTTACAATCAACAAGGCCATGGTAAAGGATGAAAATAATAACTGGGTAGTTAAAACCACAAAAACAACAGAAAGTGCCAGAGAAATCGCTATACCAGATTTTATCGCTGATCGGATACGCGAAAAAGGTATTATCATAGATTGTAATCCAAATCAGATATATAATGCACTGGTTCGTTATCAAAATAAATTAGGAATCACTCATTTTAAATTACATAGTATGAGGCATTACTTTTGTACAAAAATGTCAGAAGTACTCCCAGAACAGGACGTATTAGAACTTGGTGGATGGTCGACACCTTACGTCATGAAATCTGTTTATCGCCATGCTACTATAAATAAAAAAATGGAAAAGCAAAAAAGTATAATGAATAATACTTTTAATGATTTTGACAAAAATAAATAAATCTTGTCATGAATCTTGTCATGAAATTGCAGAACCATTGATTTTTCAAGGCTTTTGGAACTTAATATTATGGGTTCAAGTCCCATCTCCTGCACTAACACAAAAGAGCCGTAAACATGCGATTTTCATTGAAAAATCAAAGGTTTACGGCTTTTTCTTCTTAATGACTGCTTCCACAGCAGCCACGTTTGTTTCTGCAACGTCTGCGATCTGATCTAATGTATAACCTTTTTTATGCATATTCAAAATGAATTTTTCTGTAGCTTTTTCTTCAATGCCTTGTACGTCATTTGGCGCTTATTCTATAAATTTCGTCCTTGATACTGTATTGTTACCACATAAACAGTTTTGTGTAACTCATCAATGCGGAAAATGACAACATAATTATCAATCAACAACTGTCGGTAGCCTTTTCCGGCATATCTACCTTCATTTCGTTCTTGGTGAGATTGTGGAAACGTATCTAAGTTCAAAACAGCTTTCTTAATTCGGTCAACTTGTCCTCTGGCATTTTGAGGAGACAATTTATCATCTGCTATATACTTGTAAATCCGATCTAATTCACTGATTGCTCTGGGGTTAACTTTTACCTTGTATTTATCCAAAATGTTTTTTCTCCAATTCTGCAAAAACTACTTCTGCATCAGCTGCTTCTGCACCGTTAGCAATTTCCTGCTCAGATTCAAAAATTGCTTGGTCAATGCGATTTGTGCTTGCAAATTTATCATAAAGTTCACTGCTCATTACAACCAAATCACTATATCCATTTTTGGTAATAAAAATAGGCTCCTGCTCCTTGTGTGCAATATTGGAAATCTCAGTTGTATTTCTTAAATCTTTAATAGGCATAATAATTGGCATGATTTTTCGCTCCTTTCTTCGGCACAATTATAGCATAATTATGTTTTGTATACAATAAAAATATACACTATATTAACAAATTTTGCTTTTCCTTCCATTTTATCATAAGCAACTTAATAGACTAATCATGTTCACATAGCCCTATTTCGTCTCCACTCATGATTTCTCCACCAGCATAAACGAATTATGCTGCACTTCAAGGTAGACATCACCATACTTATTGTCATAAACATCAAGAACCTGTTTTTATTACAAATGATTATTTTCTTATTTTGTGTATGGTTTAAGTACCCCATCAAATATCCTATAATTTATGTCATCCTTCGGACTACAGTATACTGCGAACTCAATATTCTTAAACGCATACAAATATTCGTTCAAAACATTTTTGGATGCCTGTGCGACTACATTTGGATTATTCATGAAAGCCCCGCATCCAAACGCACCGAGAACAATCGTTTCAACTTTATTGTTCAAAGCCACATCCAGAATCCTCCGAAGCCGTTTTTTATGAATCGCCAGCAGCTCTTTATCTGTAATCTTGATCGCATCTTTTCCGTCTCCTGTATTAAAGGCATTGCTTGGTTTCTCTCTTAAGTTCGGAGCCGCACACGTGATAACATCAACGGTATACCAGTCCGCTTCATCCATCAGCTCCGGCTTTACGGTATCGCTCTTGAAAACCAAAACGTCTGGTGTGTAAATGATATCATCATTGTGGATTGGATTATGTTCTGCCCGGTGTGCCATGTAGAATCCACTCCACGCATCCGGAGCATTCAAGCACTTAAACAACCCGGAACATCTGCATAAGCACTCTTCCTGAGCATTTGCACCACGCTCCACTCCGCCACCCGGATTCGAAGCCGATGCAAAATTGTGTACTGCTGTTTTCGTATTCTTATATCTTGATGCTGCTTCAAAAGTTCTCTTTGCCGATACTGTGATCCGTGCTTTCTCTTTATATCGGTTCTTGTCTGACTCTACAATCGCATCCTCTTCCAAAATCAATTTCTGACCTTCTGCAGAGTTATGAACAGATTCCCGGATTCTGTCATTGTTTTTGCACAGGTTCATTGTGTCCTGAAATACATTGATATTCTCTGTTCTTCCCATTGTAAATCCTTCTTTCTACGATTTTATGAATCCTTTTCCTGAAATGCTTTATTGTTCCGCACCAATTCATTGAACGATACCGGAGTGTAATTGTTTATGCAGGCACCGGCATTTAAGGCACGCTCTCTCGTTTTCATAAACTCATACACCTCATCCCGTGCCCCATGGATGTGCCCATAAATCAGCCATGATCCATGACGGCTCTTATACCATTCTGCCAATGGATAATGACACAGGCAGATCTGCTTGTCTTCGGCTGTGACATGCTGTATTTTTTCAACGCTCTCAAGGTACTTTGCAGCGTTTTCGCAATCCAGTGTCGCCTTGTCATGGTTTCCGATAATCAAATGCTTATGACCCTTGAGTTGTCTTAAGTACCAGTCCGGTGTTCGTCCTGACCGGTAACAGAAGTCGCCCACGATATAAACATCATCATCTGCGGACACTCTTGAATTCCACAGCTGAATCAGGCAGTGATCCATCGTGTCGACATCTGAAAACGGTCGGTGCTCAAATAGTATTACATTTT